TGCTACCGAGAGATCATGGCAAATCCGCTATGGTAGCCTACCGAGTTGCTTGGGAACTTACAAGAGATCCTACACTGAGAGTCTTGTACATCTCGGCTACTAGTAATCTTGCTCAGAAACAGCTCTCGTTTATTAAGTCTATCTTTACTTCTGATATTCATCGTCGCTACTGGCCGGAGCACATCCACGATGATGAAGGCAAGAGAGAAAAGTGGACGATGAGTGAAATAGCTTTAGACCATCCGAAGAGGAAAGAGGAAGCTGTTAGAGATCCCTCAATCTTTACGGGTGGTTTAACGACATCCCTTACTGGTCTTCACTGCGATATCGCTGTCCTAGATGACGTTGTTGTTTACGAAAATGCCTATACTCAAGAAGGCCGGGATAAGGTTAAATCACAGTATTCACTCCTGTCCTCTATCGAAGGGGCGAATGCAAGAGAGTGGGTAGTCGGTACACGCTACCATCCGAAGGATCTGTACTCAGAACTGCTTAGTATGGAAGAGGATATCTACAATAAGCAGGGTGAAATTATCGGTGCAGAGCCTATCTATGAGGTCTTCGAGAGGGCCGTAGAGGACGTTGGAGACGGCACTGGAGAGTTCCTCTGGCCCCGTCAGATCCGTCACGATGGTAAATCATTTGGCTTTGATATTCAGGTTCTGGCTAAGAAGAGAGCGCAGTATCTGGATAAGACCCAGTTTAGAGCGCAGTATTATAACGATCCGAATGATCCAGATAACCGTCCTATTGACTATGATAAATTTCAATATTTTGAAAAAGAGTTCTTGACAAACAACAGTGGTTCATGGTATTATAGAGATCGTAAGTTGAATGTTTTTGCAGCAGTTGACTTTGCGTACAGTTTAAGACGGAAGGCTGACTATACTGCGATTGTTGTCATTGGCGTAGATTACGAAAATAATGTTTATGTTCTTGACATTGACAGATTTAGAACGGACAAGATTTCTGAATACTTCAGACACATTCTTGAGTTACTTAATAAATGGGATTTTAAGAAGCTTAGGGCTGAAGTAACCGCTGCACAGGCAGCAATTGTTCAGGAGTTGAAAGACAGTTACATAAAGCCTCACGGGCTTATGCTTAAGATTGAGGAGCATAGACCGACAAGGCACTCTGGTAGCAAGGAAGAAAGAATGTCTGCAATCCTTGAGCCAAGGTATGATAACCTGTCTATTTACCACTATAAGGGTGGACACTGCCAGTTACTTGAGGAGGAGCTTATTAGTAATAATCCCCCTCATGACGATATTAAGGATGCCCTCGCCTCGGCTATTGAAATTGCTGTTAAGCCAGCGAGTAATATGATGAATAGAAGATTTAATAATCAGAATGTAGTTTATTCGCAACGATTCGGTGGAGTGGCACACTAATGGCTGGTAATACAATCGACATGAAGCTGATTATCAGCCCCGATAATATTGCTACAGAGATTACTGATAGATGGCGTCTTTGGAACCAGCAGCGCGTTGGAAAGCTTGAAGAGTGGAAGGAGCTTCGCAATTATCTTTTTGCTACTGATACCAGACGGACGAGCAATAGTACACTCCCTTGGAAAAATAGCACAACAGTTCCTAAGCTTACACAAATTAGAGACAATCTTCATGCTAATTATATGGCTGCACTTTTTCCACAGAATAAGTGGATGAAGTGGTATGCTGACGATAAGGATAGTAATAATAAGGTAAAGCGTGAAACTATCCAATCGTACATGGAGAATAAAGTTAGACTCTCCGACTTTGAAGTTACAATGTCTAAGCTTGTCCTTGACTTCATTGACTACGGTAACTGTTTTGCTACAGTAGACTATGAGACAAACTACACTGAGCTTGAGGGTAAGGAGTTTATCCCCGGATACATTGGTCCGAAGGTAGTTAGGATCTCTCCCTACGATATTGTTTTTAACCCAGTAGCTACAGATTTCAAGAAGACTCCGAAGATCATTCGTTCACTCTTGACATTTGGTGAAGTGAAGAAGATGATTGAAGAGAACCCTGAGAAGGAATATATGTCTCAGGTTTTTGATCGTATGATTGGTACAAGAAACGCTATTCAGGGTTACTCTGACTCGGATCTTCATAAGAATGACGGCTTTGTTGTCGATGGCTTCGGGTCTATCCGTCAGTATTATGAATCAGACTACGTTGAGATCCTGACATTTTACGGGGATATGTACGATAAGGCTACAAATACCCTGATGAAGAATAGAATCATTAAGGTTGTAGACAGATCCTACGTTCTTCACGATATTCCCAATCCCTCTTGGCTTGGTACTTCCCCAATTTACCATGTCGGTTGGAGAGAAAGACCCGATAACTTGTACGCTATGGGTCCACTGGACAACCTCGTTGGTATGCAGTACCGCATTGACCACCTTGAGAACCTCCGCGCTGACGTATTCGATCAGGTAGCCTTCCCGGTTATTAAGATTAAGGGTGATGTTGAAGACTTTGACTTCCAGCCGGGGTCTAGAATTTACTGCGGTGATGAAGGTGATGTCTCCTACCTCCAGTCTGATGCTGCTGGTACGGCTCTTACCGCTGATAACCAGATTAACATTCTTGAGAATAGAATGGAACAGCTTGCTGGTGCGCCGAGAGAGGCTATGGGTATTAGAACCCCCGGTGAAAAGACAGCCTTCGAGATTAATAGTCTCCAGAATGCAGCCAGCAGGATCTTCCAGAATAAGACCCAGCACTTCGAGCGCATCTTCGTAGAGCCTATCCTGAATGCTATGCTTGAGGCTGCTAGACGCAATATGGATGCCTCTGATGTTATCCGTGTCTTCGATGAAGCTATCGGGACTACGATCTTCCAGACGATTACGAAGGAAGATATTACTGCGAAGGGTAAGATTGTTCCAATGGGTGCAAGACACTTTGCTGAGAGAGCGCAGAGATTGCAGAACCTCCAGCAGCTTTGGCAGATTAAATCGGCTGATCCCTCCGTTGCTGCTCATATGAGTGGTAAGGAATTTGCCAGAATCCTTGCCGAAGAACTCGGTGAGAAGAACCTGTTTAGCGAGAACATCTCTGTCTATGAAAACTATGAAACTCAAAAGACAGCGCAGGAAGTTCAGTTAATCGCTAATGAAGAGAATATGATTGCAGCAGAACAAGGAATTTAAGCACGGAGTTCTGAGTTAATGAAAACAATTTGGTTTATGGATCTTCCGAAAGACCAGCAGGAAGATTTCAAGAAGCAAGTAAGTTCTTCTAAGGATGTTCTGGAAAAGCTGGAGAGCATCCTTAAAACAAAGATTAAAGAAATAACACTATCGGAAGATTATGACAACCCGAGTTGGGCTTATAAGCAAGCTGATAGAAATGGTTATAATCGGGCTTTGACAGAAGTCCTTAACATTCTCAAATTCTAACCTAGACCAAGAGGTATTATAAATGACTGACGTTTTTTCTTCCGCGACAACGGAAACTGTAACAACTGAGATTACTAATAATCCGACAAACGATTCTTATGTAACACAGTTGGTTGGAGAAGGCAAGAAGTTCAAGGATATCGAATCGCTTGCTAAGGGTAAACTCGAAGCTGATAGGCATATCGGTGAGATTACAAAGACCCTTGATGAGCTTCGGGCAGAACTTGCTAAGCAAGATTATGCTAAGTCCCTCCTTGAGCAGATGAACAAGGCTTCTGAGACTACGGCAGAACAGCCTTCTTCCAGTACACCTAGTCCCTCTAATACTGAGAATACCACTCAGAGAGCGAGTGATGATATTGAAGCCCTTGTAGAAAAAGTTATTACTGAGAAGGAAAGAAGCAGGACTGTTACTCAGAATCTCTCTGTTGTAAACGAAGAGATGGAGAAGCAGTACGGTGATAAGGCCGGTCAGATTCTTAAGGCGAAGAGTGCAGAACTTAATATGTCGCTCGAAAGACTTAAGGAAATTGCAGCGGAATCTCCGACAGCTTTCTTCCAGTTGGTTGGGGTTAATAACAATAAGAAGGTAACTTCTATGACAACTCAATCTTCAGTTCGCAGTGAAAACTTTAACTCCAATTCTCAGGAAAGAGATTTTGATTATTATCAGAAGCTCCGTAAGGAGAATAGGAGTCTCTATTATTCCCCGAAGATCCAGAACATGATGCTTCAGGATCGTACTAGACTTGGGGATAAGTTCTACAAATCTTAATCTTAACAATGAAGGAGATCAGATATGTCGGGTATGACAACTGGTAATACTACCCTCCTTACTCGCTCGGAAGTGTGGTCGAGAGAGCTTAAGGAAATTCTGCGTGATGAGCTTATGGCTCAGACCTACGTTCGCTGGCTTCAGGAGTTCCCTGATGGCGATACGTTCAAGATCCCGTCCATCGGTCAGGCGTATGTTGATGACTACGCTGAAGACGAGTCGGTGAAGTATCGTCCTCTGGACACTGGTCAGTTCACCTTCCAGATCACTGAGTACCTCTCTTCGGGTACTTATGTGACGAAGAAGGCTGAGCAGGATATGTTCTACATGAATGAGCTTGTTTCTCGCTTCGTTCCGGAGCAGGAGAGAGCCATTATGGAGCATGTCGAGGAAACAGTCCTTGGTCTTCAGTCTCAGCAGACGGCTGCTAACACGAACGCTATTAACG